ACTTCGAAACGGTCTCCCGCTTCTGTCGGAGCTGAACTTCCCGGTCTTAAATACGGGAGATAACACCATCGTGATTGCTGCGGTCGGTACAAATACAACATTTACGGAACTGAACATTCAAGCCAGAAGCCGCTGGAGGTGATTTTGCATGGCTCTTAAAAATATATTGAATACCCAAGATGCCTTCACCGGCGAGTTCCCGGCTGCATGGGCTCCTGACGGTCTCTGGCGTTTTAACGAGTCCGAACCTGATGCAGATGATTATCTGGCTGATTCCTCCGGGAAGGATCGCAAGGCATATATTCATAACTGGAGCGGCACCACCGCTGATATGAAAACAGGCAATTTCGGTCGCTACTTCCAGTTGAACATCAATAATCCTTCTTCAGAGAAAACCTACCTAAAGGTGGAAAACGACGGCAGCATCTTCTCAAGCCTCGGAGAAAACATCGTGGTCGGCGGCTGGATGAAGCCTACAACATATTCAGTCGGCAATACCTATACTCCGATTCTGAATACCCGCTATGGCTCCGGACAGCCGATTTTCTATCTGTCGCTGATCAGAGGAAAACCAAGGATCATGCTGTATAACTCCTCCGGCTCTCTGATCCTTGACACATCGGTATCACCTTCGTTCTCTCTGCTAAACGGCTATTGGTATTTTATTGCCTGCGTAATTAAGCCAAATGCAAAGACGGCGCAGTATATCCTTGGCGATAAGAGCTCCGGCACGGTTTGGCAGTCAAGTGTGCTGACCTTTACCGGAGAGCTGAATCGTAGCTGTGTGGCAGACCTCATCTGGGGAATGCACGCGGACTCCTACTGGTATGCAGGCGGCTTTGATGACTGGTTCCTCGACTGTGATTCTGATCTTACAGCTGATGACCTCGCAGAATATTTTCTGGAATCACTCTCCGCAAACGGTGCGGAACTGACCGGTGATGTGGACGGCCTGACGACACCGGATGTCGTTACGCTTCGCGCCACTGACTCTGTCTACCCGTCAAACGGCCAGCTCATTACCGCAGCAAGAGATTGTGGCGTAATCGGGAACGGCAGAGTTTCTGTGAAGGCAGAGTACTCTCCGGGGGAAACTTCTATCGCACTTGTGGAAACAGCTACCTCAGATGACCTCTCTACTTGGACAGAGTGGCAGGCTGTCGGCGCAAACGGCGAGCTGGAATCTCCTGCAAAGAAATACATTAAATACCGCGTCACACTCGCCACCACGAATACAGCGAGGACGCCTACGCTGATATCTATCAGTCTATACGATAATCCGAAGCCTCTATATACCAAACTTGGATATGCAAGGCCGGTCGTTCTGGACTCGGACGGTAATGCGGAGGCAGTGCTGGATAACGCCTATGACATCATCGTGACCAGTGAGATCAACGGCGTGGATGAACTGGAATTTAAGCTGCCGTTTCAGGACAGCAAACGCGCCTATATCGACAACGAAAAGACCGTGCGCATTGTCAGCGACACCTATCGCATCCGCACGATTACGGATGACAAGGAAGAAAGCGGCAAGGCCATCACCACAGTTTATGCGGAGGCGGCATTCTATGATCTTGCCTACTCTGTAAAAAAGGATGAGATTACCTTTAACGCGGACACAGCGGATGTGGCGATAGCTTATGCCCTGCAGGGCACCGACTGGGATGTGGGCACGGTTAATGTCTCCACAAAGCGTACTTGGACTTGTTCTGAGAAAAATGCGCTGGCGATTCTGCGGGCAGTACAGAATATTCACGGCGGCGACTTAATTTTTGATAACGCCAATAAAATCGTGAAGCTCCTGACCTTCTCCGGTGAGGATTCCGGCGTGCTGTTCTGCTATAAGAAAAATATGAAATCCATCCAGCGCGTCATTGATACGACCAGCCTGATTACAAGGCTTTATGCCTACGGCAAGGACGGCATGACCTTTGCTTCGATCAACAGCGGCAACGAGTATGTGCAGGACACGACCTACACTTCCGAAATACGAATTGCTACGCTGGATTGCTCGAACTTCACCAATCCGTATCAGATGCTGGAATATGCCAACATGCGTCTTGCGGACTATGCCTCTCCGCGTATCTCATATGTGCTAAAGGCGATGGATCTGTCGGTACTGACCGGCTACGAGCATGAGACTTGGGATCTGGGCGATACTGTTATGGTGAAGGATGACGATCTGAACCTGTCTGTAAAGACCAGAATCGTCCGCAGGGAATACAACCTTCAGGAGCCTTGGAATACGGTGCTGGAGCTTTCCACTACCCTCCGGGAGCTGGGTGATTCCTCTTCACGCTGGGACAGTGCGGCCGATACGCTGGAGTCAACTGATCTGATAGACAGTCAGGAAATGAAAGATCTTGTGCCGTTTAATCACCTGCGTAATTCCAGAGCAGACTCCGGCCTTACCTATTGGCAAAACTCCGGTTTTAGCGTGGATGCAGATAATGGTGTATCCGGTACAGCTTCCTTCAAATGCGAAGGTGCCCTGAATACCACAAAGAGTCTTTCACAGACCATAACGCCCGCCAACCGGCAGTGCTATACCTTTTCGGCACAGATTGCCTCAGAAAATCTCGCAAAAGGTACTGGCGGTCAGGTGGGTATTGAGGTGACCTTCGAATACGAAGACGGCACAACAGAAACACGATTTATAGACTTGATCTGAAGGAGGGATCTCTATGGCTTCATTCACACACGTGGCACAGGACATCTCTCCTCAGTATGGCCGCGTAACAAAAATCACCATCCGGGTATGCGTGACCGACTGCACCGGCACTGTATATATCACAGATATGCTCCTGCAGGGCGGCTCCATCGCAACCGGCTGGGTAGGACATGTTTCAGAAATTCAATGGACGGAGGACGGATAAATGCCGGAGTTTACACGCTTTGCAGAGACAATTACAAAGAAACAGGATAAGCGTGTCGTAAACATCACGGTAAAGCCCACTGTCACGGACTGCACCGGTACCGTCTGGTTTACTGACCTCATGCTACAGGAAGGCGACAAAGTTACAGGCTTCGCCATCAACACCGGAACGCTTCTGAAAAAATACGATGGCGATGATGCTACAACCGGAAAGAGGTTTTATAACGGCATCGTCCGCTCTGCTGCGACCTGCATTATCTATAACCTCGGTTCCACTGCTGCCGGTCTTGATTACAAGGTCTATCCGATTCAGGCAATGGCTGCCGGGAGTGTTTCGCTCGCGCTGGGTGAAGGTGCCCATAAAGCAACTTTCAAAGCAGCGGCGGCTGCCGGTGACGAGTTTGATCTTTTCGCTTCTACAAGGAAATGCCTGAAGAACGGTGCTGCAACAGCCAAGGACGGCTTTTTCCAATACTCTGCTGCCGGTGACAGCAAGCACCCAATTACTGTAGAGGATAAAAAGTCTGCCCGCATCTATGTGGAGTTTCAGGAAATGCAGGACGGAGGTGATGCCCTGTGAGCTATGATTATTTGAAAGGCCGCAAGTGCATGGTCTGGACATTCATGGGCAATACCAGAATGTATCAGGCGCTTGCCGCCTATGGAGACCGTCTCTCGCAGGTAGGTCTCTTTTCTTTTAAGGTATCGCGCACCGGTGTCATCACGGAAAGCGGCGTGGCTATTTCCGATATGTTGACCTACATCAACCGATGGCCGCACATCAAATGGCTACTGACGATATCCAACGATGGAACAAACAGTATCTTTGCGGCTCTTCGGGATAACACAAATGGAGCTCAGGATACCTTCCTTTCGGAGATTGTTCGCATTATGGAAAAATATCCGTGGTGCGACGGCATCGATATTGACCTTGAGAAAGGCGATGGTTATTCCACTCATGCTGCCTCCACGGCAATGTTTCGGAATATCTATAACACGGTAAAGAGCTATGACAGTAGCAAGCTCATGAACATCTGCCTGCCGGGCATGAATGCCATCAACGGCTCGGTCGGCGGTGAGAACTGGTGCGTTTATGGCGACCTCAACGCTTACTGCGATACAGCAGCCATCATGAGCTATGGTATGGCGTGGGCGGGCTCTGCTCCCGGTGCTGTCTCTCCAAGGGACTGGCTTGAGGGTATTTACAACTATGCTGTCACGGTCATGAACCCGGAGAAGATATTCTTCGGACTTCCCGCATACGGCTGGAACTGGCAGATTTACGATCTTCCCGCAAACCTCGGTAAAACCTATCGCGGCACGTCAAATACCTACTATGCGGCGAAGAACTGGATGACCGGACAATATAACTTCACGGACGATGCTCCTCCGCAGCCCTTCATCCCGATCCTCGCATACTGGGATGATTACGATATGGTGCCTTGGGCGCTGCCTCAGGTCTACGACTTCATGGAAGGCAGGGATGCCACAAGCTATGAGTATCCACTGATGAACGGAACCTATAACAGGCGGCACTACCTGACGGCTTACAGCAAAGAGCAACACACAGAGTTCGGCACCATCTATGTAGATGCGGATGGAACGACAAGCTCCTACTCTGGCATCGTCTCGTTCGAAAACGGTGTGGCTACGCTGGGCGATGCAGGAGAAGCGACTTACACTTTTACTGTTTCAAGCGCCGGAACCTACGATATTGCGATCCGACTCTGCTATCCCTTCTGGGATAAGAATGGCATCTATGTTTCGATTGACGGCAGCACGAGACATTTTTCGGAAAGCAGGCTCTGGTGGCCGTATTGGAGAAGCACCTTCTGGGCAACGCTTGCCAGCAATGTTTCTCTTTCGGCAGGAAGCCACACCATTAAGATATCCGTTGATGTAAAAGGCGTGCAGTTTTACGGCTATCGCGTTTGCAGTAACTTTTCAGAGGCTCCCTCTGCGGGTAGCGCGACCTTTACACTCTCTCCGCGCCACTTTATTGACGTGGACGGCAACGAGTGTCAGCCGGACAGAGCTTTCAAGCTCACCTGTGAAATGCTG